CTTTTGTTGACGTTGAGACTGAGATAGCGAGATGTATAGACAAATTATTGATAGATGTTCCGAAACAAAGGCGAGGTATTCGGAAAATCGCAAGGCTTTTACGCGAATATAAAGTTGTTCGACTTGTTCGGGAAGGAAATCATAGCGTATCTCTTCACTCGCTTTACGTGATCTTTCAAGATAATTACTTAGACTCATACTTATGTAAGTTATTCAATATTATGCTTGCAGGTTTTATGAACGTGCAAACGAAGGTAATGGATTTTTAAATAATAACAAAATTTATCAATGGAAAATAGTGGGATAGTTCAGTTGGTCAGAATGTGAGAGTCATTATCTCAAGGTCGGGGGTTCGAATCCCCCTCCCGCAACAAAAATAGGGGTTAGGGATTAGGGGTTAGGGATTAGGGGGTAGAGATTAGGGGTTAGGATTTAAGGGTTAGGTTTAGTTAGTAAGTAGATCCATGGCCAGCTCAACTGTGATAGTGTGGCTGGCTTCTTTTAACAAAAAAAGATTTCAATTATGTTTAATCGTTTTAATAAATTCTAAAAATGGAAAATTTACAGAATCACAACAAAGGCATTGAGCGATTTTATGAAAAACGCAATATGCAAAAATTTACACCTTTCAGTAACGGCACGGAATACATGAGTTGGCAAAGCCATAACTGCGATCAATGTATAAAATACGAATCTGAATCAAAAACTCCGGATACTGCTGGATGTAAACTTGCATTTTACATTGATTTGGCGTGTGTATCTGATGGAACCATTCCAATTGATATTGCCAATCAAATTGGAATAACCAATAACAATATTTCTTCTAAATGTAATTTGATACAACTTGCTTGATATATGGAATATGTGAACGACATACTTTGTTTTGAGGAAAAATGGCTTATTGATAATGCAATCATTACTGAAAGCAATATTAAATATTATTGCAGAATCGGAAAGATCAATAAAGTAAGGGTAGGTGGTAATGGTCGTTCATGTTTGATTAGTTATAGAAGTATTCCTGAGAATTTTAAAGCGAAAATTATAAGTGTAATGGGTGGCGATCCTGAAAAACTGGCCAACCGTAATAAATTAGAATCAAGAATTACAGCAGATGCCAAAGCAAGGGCTTATTATGCCAAATATAAAAAGCCCAATGGAATTAACATCGATGGTAAATTGCAACTTACTTATTGTGTCAACGTCGATATCATGAATGCGATTCATGAGATAATTACAGAAAAATCGGGATTAAGAAAGACTGCAGGCATAAGAAAATGGGATATGTGGAAGAATATATCCGAAGCCGTATTCAAATTAGACAAATCTAAATATAATCATAATCTCAATACATCAGACAGGCGATTAGAACAACAATACAATCGTTATTTGGAAATGGGTTATGATGCATTTATACCATTATCCAGAATAGGCAATTCAAATAACTGTAAGATCAATGAAATGGTAGAAAGGCTTATTCTATCTATACACAGAATGAGTACACAGCCCTACGAAGTATTGACTTGCAGGAGGTATAATGAGTTTGTGGTAGGCGATCTTGAGATTTACGATAAGCAAACCGGAGAATGTTTTAACCCCAGCGATTTTGTAAATGAAAAAACAGGTGCTCCATTGACATTGAGCCAATCGAGTGTGAGTAACATTATCAATAAAAAAATAAACCGTGCAGTGGTCGATTCATACCGATTGGATCAACAGAAATACAAGGATAAACACAGACCATTTCACCACGGTGCTCCATTGACCTATTCATTGTCGATGGTGAGTTTGGATGACAGGGATTTGCCGCGTAAATCTAAAAAAGGTAAGCCAAAATGCTATTATGCTTATGATGTAATGAGTCATGCCCTGATTGGCTATGCCTACAGCATGAATAAAGATGAAGCCTTGTTTGTGGATTGCATGAGAAATATGTTTCAGTTCCTGCATGTTCATGGACTTGGAATTCCTGCTGAGGCTCAGGTTGAACATCACCTTGTGAATAATTTTAAGAATGATTTGATGAAGGCAGGCATCGTATTTCCCTTTGTGCGCTGGTGTGTGCCGGGTAATTCACAAGAAAAGTTTGCCGAAAGGTTTATTGGGATTAAGAAAATGGGATTCGAAAAGCTTTATCAGGATGGAATTGGAAGGTTTTATGCCAAAAGGGAAGCCGATATGAAGAAACAAAAAAGAGATTTTAAGGCTGATGATAAGGATGTGAACATAGAAAAAACCTATCGTTATGATGAATTGGTGGCTGATGATATTGCCATTATCAATGAATATAACAATGGATTACACCCGGATCAGAAACGTTTCAAAGGAAAATCGAGGTTACAGGTATTGCTTGAGAATGTTCATCCCAACCTTACCCACTATGATGAACCTGTTTTGGCCAGATATATAGGTGACAGCACAAAATCGACTACAGTATATAATAATCAATATGTAAAGGCATTTTCAGAAAAATATGTACTTCCCAACGTGGATGTATTAGAAGCAATTGATTCTGAAATTGAATTGAAAGCTTACGCCTTGCCAAATTTAGACGGCATTATCGAAAAAATACATCTATTTCAGGATAGTAATTATTTGTGTACTTGCGAAAAGCTAATTGGTTACAAGCGCGCCACCATAGAGCAAACCGAAAGTGATATGGATATAATGAAGGGATACCGTGAGTATATAGAAAACTTTGATAAAAAGGTAAAAGAAGGACGTAGCAAGCTTGCTAAGATCACCATAGAGAAAAAAGATACAAAGAAATACGAAGATATACCCGTTAAAATTGTAAAACAAGAAGAAATATTGGTTGAAGATGAATTTAGTGGCTATGTACCACGCCGTTCATGGGAAAATTATTCATAATTTAAAACAGCTTTCAATATGATAACAATCGAATTTAAACAGAAAATAGTTGAAGCCATAAAACAAAGGCGACAAAACTATAAAAGCGATGCCAAACATGCTATGTCGCTCGATATATCAGCATCGCAGTATAGTAGAACCATGAAAGGAGAGCTTGAGAATGTTCTTTCGGAAGCCCTGTGGATCAGTATTGCCAGAAAATTGGATGTTCAGTTTAGGAATAAAGCAAGCTGGCAAATTGCAGAGACAGAAACTTATACTGCTATTACATTTCAGTTGGGAGAGTGCCAGAATAAATCCATTAGTCTGCTATTATGCGATATGGCTGGGATTGGAAAAACATTTGCCGCTAAAAACTATGTAAAGAGTCATGCCAATAGTGTGTATGTTGATTGCAGTTTGGTTAAAACAAAACAACAGCTTGTACGCGAAATAGCAAAGGAATTTGGCGTTGGGCACTTAAAGAAATATAGTGAGGTTTTTGCCGACCTGATTTATTATATCAAATCGATTGAAAATCCGATGATCGTATTGGATGAAGCTGGCGACTTATCTTATTCAGCCTTTCTTGAACTGAAAGCCTTGTGGAATGCTACTGAATATTGCTGTGGCTGGTATATGATGGGAGCTGATGGATTGCGTGTTAAGATAGAGTGCAACCTAAACAGACAAAAGGTTGGTTATGCAGAGATATTCAGGCGTTATGGCAATAGATTTCAACGAATAACTCCTGTTGGTAAACAAGAACGCGAAGAATTTCTGAAACATGAACTTGCTGTGGTCGCTAAAGCGAACGGCATGGATGACATCCAGAACCTTTGGAAACAAACAGAAGGAAGCCTGACAAGGGTTTACATTGAGGCACAAAGAAGGAAGGCAGCTTAATACCGGGTGATATGAAATTAAAAAGAGCAATATCGTTACAGGAATTAAATTCTAAGGTTTATAAAGACTTAGTTCTGGATGAACCATGGAGCCATAGTTTAGGTGAACCTGAACTGGCAGGTGTATGGTTTGTGTATGGCGATTCTGGTAATGGGAAGACATCATTTTGCTTGCAACTTGGAAAATATCTCACAAAACATGGCAAGGTTGCTTATGATAGTTTAGAACAAGGCGATTCAAAGAGTTTTAAGATGGCGATAAACCGGGAGAATATGATGGAAGTTAAAAACCGATTCATGATTCTCAATAGGGAACCCTTTGATGAACTCTTTAAAAGGCTAAGACGGCACAAATCGGCAGATATTATTTTCATCGATACAATTCAGTATTTGAGTGATGGCGAGGGTAAAATGTTTAACTATTCTGACTATCGCTCGATGAAAAATGAGTTCAAAAATAAGCTTTTTGTTATTGTTTCTCAAACGGAAGGCAATGTTCCACGCGGTTCTACAGCGCGCTCAATTCGATTTGATGCAGACGTAAAGATTATTGTAAAGGGTTTCAAAGCAGAGTTTAATTCGAGGTTTGGAGGGAATCAGGATTATATCATTAATCATGAAAAATACACTGAGTTTTACTGCACAGTATGAAAGACAATAGAATCATATCTGATATTGATAGAATTTGTAAGGCTTTTGGCATAAGCAAAGAAGCAAGATTGATGATGCAGTTTGAAGCAGGATGCCAATTTGCCAACAAATTTGGAAAGGAATTAGGTGTGAATGATATTGATAGTTTTTCGCTAAAACTGCAAAATGATAAAAGCTATTGGAATTGGTTTCGGAATCAATGGCTTATCATAGACCGTAGCATTTTGCGAAATCTGAATAAAGTTGAAAGACGTAACTATAATGAATTTCACAATCAAATAAATGCATATCCATGTATAGAACTTTAGATCAAAATAAACAGATATGGAAACTGATTAATCAGTTGAAATTTTCGAAAGAAGATGTTTCGATGCAGGTGTATTCATTTACAAGGAATAGAAGCTATTCAACGAAAGATCTTACTATAGATGAATGCAAGGAATACATTGCCTGGCTCAATAATCAGATTGAAAAACCCAAAAAACCAACAGTAAATTATGAAGGGCAAAATCAGCGCAGGCAGGTATTCTCAATCATGTATGAATTGCATGTGATCCACTCAGATATGAGTAGTGCAGAAAAGATTACTGCTATAGATAATTACATCATGAATTGCAAAAGCACAATTCATAAGCATTTGAATGAAATGGAAATAACTGAATTGCAAAAGACAGTTTACCAGCTAAACAGAATAAAAGAAAACACTTTAAAAAACTATAGTGAGGTATGAATCCATATTTTTTGAAAGAAATTATATGCCACAATATCGGTATCAATAAAAGCAGTTTGGAAGCTAAAACAAGGCAATCAGACATTGTGATTGGAAGGCAAATCTTTTGTGCAATCATGGCTCAGGAAACGAATTTGAGTACACAAAAAATAGGTAACTATATAAAACGTGATCATGCTACTGTGATGCATTCGATAGTTGAATCAAAGGGCAGAATGCTCTATGATAAGAAATTTAAAACGTATTTTGAAATGATTGAAAGACAACTAAAAAATGGAATTATCTCAATCGTAACTTATGAAGGTGTAAATGATGTTGAGATTATAGAAAACTGTGAGCGACAAAGTTTGGGTATTGTTTATAAGGGTGATTTTATAAAGAATACAGATAAGCGGGTAATAATAACCAATGAAGAAAAACAAGCAATAGATAATTATATTAACAGTAAAAAGTAGGAAAAATGGCAAAGAAAAAAGAATGGATGACTCATGATGGTTTGGCCGTGCCTGAGTCTGCAATAAGTCCTTTTGATAAAGAGAAAGAACCAAAATTTGATGCAATGTTACGGAAAGCCCTTGCTGCAAAAAAAGCTGAAGATGATTGTGAGCAATATTTGCGCAAAACAGGAGATATGTTAATCGCAAGGGTATTTGCGAATAGAGGCAAAGACATAGCTGATAATGAAAGTTATACTCTTTATAATTATGACAAGTCGATAAGGCTTGTAGCACGGAAAAACGTAAAAATAGAGTTATCAGCCGATGTGAACGTGGCGATGAAAATCTTTAATGAATACTTAGATGAAGTCATGAAGGAAAGCCCAGAGGTTAGGAGACTTATACAGCAAGCTTTTTCTACAACGAATGGTGAATTGGATCCTAAACGGCTCATAAGGTTACTCAACATTGGCATCAATCATCCGAAATGGATTGAGGCTTGTAATGTACTTAAAAGCTCGTTGAATACCAATACTACTTCGAGATACATCAAGTTGGCTATCAGGAATGAAAAGGGAGAATACGAAGATGTTTGGTAGAATATTTAAAGATTAATAATATGAAAACATTTTCAATCACAAGTTCGAAATGGGAAGGTGAAGTGCTTCTAACATACAACGAAATAGGTTGTATCAAGGAAGTTCACTTCCCAGAACTGAGCACCGAAATTCTTTTCTATTTTGCCACCCACTTTCCTGTAACGCTTGAAATATTGGATTGGATCCGAAATAATACATCGGGTAAGGTAATTGAAGTGGTGAAGATAGATTTCAACGATTTCTGGAATGCTTACAAAAACAAGGAAGGATCTAAGGATATGGCTCAAATGTACTGGGAAGGTCACAAGAAAACAATCAATAAACGCCCTCTCACATTTGATGATAGAGTTCAGATCATGCAAATACTCCCAAAGTATGTAGCCCGGTTTGGCGGTGAACAAAAAATCTATCAGCCCCAGGCGACAAAGTTTTTTCATCAGCGTATATGGGTTTCGGAGTTCGAAAAGATGATTGAAAATTCAAAAAATCAACCTTACATCAATAAGTTAAGTCTTAACTTGCTCGAAAAATGGACAAAAAACACAAGCAATGGACAAAAAAATGAATAATAATGTGAAAGCCCGTATAACAGAAGTTCATGCAATTTATACTGAAAAAAAAGCTATAGGGGTATCAACGGAAAACATCTGGAAAATGTATGTGTATCCAAGGTTTTTCATCAGTAGGGTAACATTTTTTCGATACTTAAACACTAAAATAAGCCATGCAGAATCAAATATTTCAAAAGATAAAGGATAGACTCAACTCTATCGAAGGCATAAAGTTGATAGACAGATTCAATAATCAATATGAGGGAATTATCATTAATTCACCAAACATATATATTGAATTTGTTGGTCCTACCAAAACGCAAACCCAGCGTTATAAAACTCAGCTTTGTATCACCAAGCTCAGGGTTCATCTTGTATCAAAGATTTTGATGTTACAGGATAAATCGATCAGTAATGATTCGATTGAATCGCATGATCTTTTAGTGGATCAAATATACAATCTTCTACAAGGTTATTCATTCACCGAAAATGGAATTACACTATTTAATTCCATGAATAGAATAGAACTGGAAGAACACAATTATAATCAGGGTTGGTTCATCACCACTCAGGATTTTGAAATGACAGCCTATTTAAGGGAAGAATTCCTTAAAGTACCTGTAAGTGGTGTGATCAATATTGGATTAGCAGCAAATACTAATTAACATGACTCCGGAAGAATTTATAAGTAAATTGGAAAAACTACATCAGGCAATGCAACAATTGCCTGATGATGTAGCTGTGCTGGCACTCGATCTGTTTGATCAGAACTTTGAAAAGCAAGGTTTCTTTGGCAACAAATGGAAAGAAAGCAAAAGAATAAAACAATACCGGATAAAAGAAAAGAAGCAAGGAAGTACACTTGTTTTGAACGGACATTTGAGACGTTCACTCAGGTATGTGATTTCAGGTATGACCATATCTTTTGAAAGCAATGTACCTTATGCTGAAATCCATAATTCAGGAGGAACAATCAATCACCCCGGAGGAACTGCCTACATTATGAAAGGAAATAAAGCAATTTTCATCAGTAATAAAAAAGCAGATAAAAACGATAAACGAACAAAAGCTCACTCAATAACAATGCCTCAGCGACAGTTTATTGGTGAACATCCTGAATTGCTCAAAGAAATAAAAGAATTGATAGATCAAATTATAATCGAAACATTATCATGATAAAAGCATTGAAAAAATTATTATTCTACTGGTCTTATAAAAGAGCAGTAAGGAAAGCGAATAATCTAAAAAAAATCACAAAGTATGCTTACCTTGTGATAAAATACAAGGGAAGGTTGAAAGTGATAGCTCGTAAAGATCTGAAAAAAATGGTAGAACTTAATGTATTTGGAAAGCACAGGACTATCAGGGATATTGAAAAAATAGCTATATACAGAACGATATGAAAGTATTATACAGGTTACTACTAATTTTCATCGCCTTGCATCTTGTATTCAGTAATACTGATCTACTTATATCGGCAGCAGAAATGGCGTTGCAATCTAAATTAAACGGCATTGAAAAGGCATTTCGGGTTATATTTTCATTGTCGTATTCACTCATAACTGTATTGGTTATACATCTCTATCCACGTATGTGGATGATTATACTTCTATCCGTATTTGATGGCTTCGCTGTATATCTGAAATACAATGTTTTTCAGGATAACTTTATTGTGGTTACATCCATTTATTTTGGGCTATATACTATGGTTATTATACTTGCCGGGGGCTTGGTTCGAAAATATGTTGGCGTTGGGAAGGTTACTACCCGGAAGAAAAGATTGACAATTATAAAAAATTAATATTTTTAAATATGATACTACCTTTTTCAAAAAAGTTTAAAAACGGAAATGAGACTTATTTCCTCGAAAAAATTTGGACTAATCAATATTTGTGGACAGAAGATGAAGCTATTGAATTTGCCACAAATAAAACTCATATCTTGGAATTTGATGATTGGGTTATTGAAACTTGCAATCCTAAAATCCATACAATTAGAATGGATTTAAAGAATCGCTGGAAGCAAGGAAGTAAAATACATCCTGTGTTTGAAAATCGTACAAAAAATCAACATCAATTTGCTCCAACTTTTGTATGTAAGGGTATTCAAAGTATTGAAATAACATGGCTGCGAGGAAATATTTATATTTCAATAGATGACAAGTTATTCGATTACAATCAAAAAGTTCAACTTTCTCAAAACGATGGTTTTGAAAGTTTATCGGATTTTGAAAAATGGTTCAATACCCCTTTTAAAGGGAAAATTATTCACTTTACGGATTTTAAATATTAACAAGATGCAAGAAAATGATTATCATTTTAGAGGGGCTTGTAGAATAGGATTTACATTTGGCTATGTGGTAACAATGTTATTGCATGGATTATTAGTAGACAGAGAATTGGGTTGGTGGCTTTCCCAACTTGAATTTTTAGGAACAATTCACTTCGTATGG